AAGAAGGCGCTGACAACAAGCAATCTACAGTAGCTGGTAAGAACGACATGGGTGGTTCTGCTGACAACATCGCTTCTGGCTCTGCTGAAGAAAAAGGCAGCAAAGCTAAAGCTCCTAAAGAAATTGCTTCTGGTAACCGTAACGTACCTGGCGGCAAAGCAGACAGCCTAGAAGCTGCTCCAAAAGCTAAATCAGGCGAATAATAAAAGGACATGTCTATGTACTTAAGAGAACACTTATCATACGACGATGCTCGCATCGTAGTTGAATCGAAAGAAGACGACAAAGGTGGTAAGTCTCTTTACATGGTGGGTAAATTCCTAGGCGGCGCTCAAGTAAATGAGAACGGTCGAGTTTACCCTGCACATGAAATTCGAAATGCTGTAGGTGAGCTAAACGAAACAGTTAAAGGTGGATACAGTGTACTGGGTGAAGTTGATCACCCAGATGGCTTGAACATCAACTTGGATCGTGTAAGCCACATGATTACTGATATGTGGATGGAAGGCGCAGACGGATACGGCAAACTGAAAATTATTCCAACACCTATGGGTCAACTAGTAAGTACTATGTTGGAAACAGGTGTTAAATTGGGTGTATCTAGTAGAGGTTCCGGTAACGTGAATGAGTCTACTGGACATGTAAGTGACTTTAAAATTGTCACAGTCGATATTGTAGCACAACCAAGTGCTCCAGGTGCTTACCCTAAGGCAGTTTATGAAAGCCTTATGAATATGAAGCACGGACACAGAGTACTCGAAATGGCGGGCGACTCGCTAGTAGATAACAGAGTACAGAAGTATTTGAAAGAAGAAGTTGTACGCTTCATCAAAGACTTAAGAATACAGGAGAAAAAGTAATGTTAGACGCTATCAAACCATTAGTCGAAAGCGGTATCATTAACGATGAAACTCGTGATGCTATTACTGAAGCGTGGGAATCACAAATCAGTGAAGCTCGTGAAGAAATTCGTGCAGAAATGCGTGAAGAATTCGCAGATCGTTACCAACACGACAAAGCAACAATGGTTGAAGCTGTTGAGAAAATGGTTACTGAATCCCTAACAACGGAAATTAATGAATTCCAAGAAGAGAAAGCTAAGATCGCTGAAGAGCGAGCTAATGCCAAGATTGAAATGAAAGAAAGTGCTAAGAAATTTGAATCTTTCCTAACTAAGATGTTAGCTGAAGAGATCAAAGAGCTACGTGCTGACCGCGAACTTCAAACTGAAGCAACTGCTAAGATGGAGCAATTCATCGCTTCTCAACTTACTGAGGAAATTGCTGAATTCCAGAAAGACAAACAAGACGTTGTTGAAACGAAAGTGCGTCTGGTTTCTGAAGCTAAAACTAAAATGGCTGAGATCCAGAGTAAATTCATTGAACGTAGTGCTCGTCTAGTTAAGGAATCTGTTGCTAATAAATTAACAGCAGAAATGACGCAACTAAAAGAAGACATTACAGCGGCTAGAGAAAATATGTTTGGTCGTCGTTTGTTTGAAGCATTTGCTAGCGAATTCGCTACAACTCATCTTAATGAGAACAAAGAAATCTCTGCTCTACAAGCTATGATTGCAGCAAAAGATGCTGAAATTATGGAAGCTAAAGCTGAGATGGAAGCAACTGCTAAACTAGTTGAATCAAAAGAACAAGAAATTCAAACAATTAAGGAATCATCTGAGCGTGCAGAGAAATTAAGCGCACTTTTGAAACCACTTAATAAAGAGAAAGCAGGCGTAATGTCTGAGCTTCTCGAATCAGTGCAGACAGCCAAGTTACAATCTGCATTTGATAAGTATTTGCCAGCAGTACTTGGTGAGTCTCGCTCTAAGAAAGTCGAAAAGACTGTATTAGCTGAGAGCCGCACTGAAGTAACTGGCGATAAGACTGCTAAGGCAAGCGTTGAAGTTGAAGATGACTCTAACGTTATTGCTATTAAACGCCTAGCAGGGCTAAAGTAACTAGTGTTATAACTAAGGAGATTATTTAAATGACACAACAACTATTAGAAAGCCGTTGGGGTGAAACGAAGGAAGCCCTGTTGGAAGGCCTACAAGGTACTAAACGTTCTAACATGAGTGCTATTCTTGAAAACACTCGCACGCACCTAAACGAATCTGCAACAGCTGGCGCTACTTCTGCTGGTAACGTTGCAACACTAAACCGCGTTATCCTACCAGTTATCCGTCGTGTGATGCCAACTGTTATCGCTAACGAAATCGTTGGTGTACAACCAATGCAAGGTCCAGTAGCTCAGATCCACACTCTACGTGTTCGTTACGCTGAGTCTATGAACGATACTTCTGCAGGTAACACTGATACTACTGCTGGTGATGAAGCTCTATCACCATTCAAGATTGCAAACGCTTACTCTGGTGACGCTGCAACTGGTACTGCTGGTTCAACTGCTTCTTACGAAGGTCAACCAGGTCGTAAGATCAACGTACAAATCTTGAAACAGGTTGTTGAAGCTAAGACACGTAAACTAAGCGCTCGTTGGACTTTCGAAGCTGCACAAGACGCTCAGTCTATGCACGGTCTTGACGTTGAAGCTGAAATCATGGCTGCACTAGCTCAAGAAATCACTGTTGAAATCGACCAAGAGATCCTAGGTTCTCTACGTGGTCTAGCTGCTACTGAAGAAACTTACAACCAAGCTGCTGTTTCTGGTACTGCTACTTTCGTTGGTGATGAGCACGCTGCTCTATCTGTACTAATCAACCGCGTTGCTAACCGTATCGCTCAACGTACACGTCGTGGCGCTGGTAACTGGGCTGTTGTTTCTCCAACTGCTCTAACAGTACTACAATCTGCTACTACTTCTGCTTTCGCTCGTACTACTGAAGGTACTTTCGAAGCTCCAACAAACACTAAGTTCGTTGGTACACTAAACGGTGGCATGAAAATTTACGTTGACTCATACGCTGGTGACAACACTCCAGTACTTGTTGGCTACAAAGGTACTTCTGAAGCAGACGCTGCTGCGTTCTACTGCCCATACGTACCACTAATGAGCTCTGGTGTTGTTCTAGATCCTAACACTCTTGAACCAACTGTTGGCTTCATGACGCGCTACGGCTACGTTGAGTTAACAAACACTGCTTCATCTTTCGGTAACGCTGCTGATTACCTAGGTGAAATCGCTGTTAGCAACCTATCTTTCCAATAATAACTAGTTTATTATTAGAAGAGGAAAAGAGCACTTCGGTGCTCTTTTTCATGACTGCAATTTCTTAAAAAACGGTTGACTTCTAGTAATCGATTTCATATAATAGCTTTACTAACTAAGCAAAGGAGTAACACAATATGTCTAAATCAACTATTAATGTTTCTGACCTAATGCAAAACCTACTTACTGATATCGAGGATATAGTAGAGGAAGGCAAGCGCGACTACCGCGACTTTCTACGCTCAGTAGGAGCTACTACTGCGGAAATAGACCGTGAAGTAGCAAAAAAATACGGTAGTGTTTAACTATTAACTCCTAACAATAAAAAGCGCCTAGTGCGCTTTTTTCATACCTTACAAATCTTTTGGTTAAACCGGTTGACTTATTCGCTCATTTTGTTATAATACATACATAGCTTAAAGAAACGGAGTACTAAAATGGAAACAACATACATTGCAACCGTAGAAGCAACTACCGACGTTAAAAAATACTACGCAGCTCTAAATGCCAGTACTAATAACGCAGTGTTAAAAACAACTTTTAGTTCAAAAGCACAACTTTTGCTGCAACGTGCAGAAACAGTGTTAAGTATGTTCCATTATAATAGCAAAACAAAAATTAACTACCGTAAAACACTAGCAAGCATCAAACTGTTTAACAAAAATGTAAGCAACTACAAAGAGTTGCAAAAATATGAAGCATACTTATCTGACCTAGGGTTTGTTAAAAAAGTGTCACCGCAGGGTATAGTATATAGCATTAACAAAAACGCACTCTCTGCATAACAGGAAAATAAAAATGGACAATATGCAAATTATTATGGTTTTGGTGTTAGTCGGCATAACAGCAGTATACAGCTTTAGGCAAGGGGCGATTTCAGGACAGATAGAACTACTTGAAGAACTTGAAAAGCGTGGAGTTATTAAAGTAGCAAAACAAGTATTTAAAGAATAGACTAGATAAATAT